GACCTCGCAGACATAGCCTTGCGGGGCGAGATCGATCGCCTCCTTCGCCTTCTGCCGCGAATAGGGGCCGCCGAGATAGAACCGGCTCATGCCAACTCCCCCTTGTCGCCTTTCCATAGCGACCAGTAAGCCGCAGCGATCTGGCGGGCGGTTTCCCGCGTCAGGCCGATTGCCGACCAGCCCTTGTCCGTGTGCAGCTTATGGTGGCGCTGGCAGAGCGGAATCGCGTTGTGATCCGCCGCCTTGGTCCCGATACCCTTTGATCCGGGATCGGGCGTGTGCGCCGCCTCCATGCGGCCCCAGCACTCGCCGTCCTTCGCCTTGTAACATGGGCGACCGCGCAACCATTGGTGGTAGGCCTTCTCGACCTTCCACGCCGGGCGCGGTGCGTTACGCTTGCGAGGGCCGACATCTAGGCGCATCAGAAGGGCGCGGAATCGTCCAGATCGGCTGTCGCCGGCTGACGGCGCGGTGTGCTATCCGTGAGCCTCTCACGCGGCTCGAACAGATTGGCGACACATCGGCCCTCCGCGTCGGGAAGCGGCAGGGCGTCGAAGATGAGTTGGATGCCCTTGTCGCCCTCGAACGCCGTTCCGATGCGCGTCCAGAAGGTCTTGTCCCGCCCCTTGCGCGGGGCCATGATGTCGTATCTCTTGTTAGCCATTGATGCTCTCCAATTCCTCTAATTCACGGCGCTTGTTCGCCACGCGGATCGATAGCGGCACGAACTCCGCCGGCATGGTCTCGCTGCCGAACCAATATTGCGGCGCGTCCCTGCTCACCTGTTCGACGAACTCGGCGTAATCCGTTGTCTTTTCCCAAGCGATGAGCTCGCCCATGTCGCCCATGTTTTCGAGCGTCTTGGCGAACTCGTGGCAGGCGGTCTTGAGCGCCGTGGGTGACTTGTAAGGGCCATCAAACTGAACGCGCTTGTTGGGTGGCGTCTCACCCGTCGTAGGGCGGGCCGTATAGCTCGCTGCTGCGGCATTGCCGTCATCGTCCTCGGTCGGAACCCCAAACGCGGTTTGCAGGGCATACCTTCTCGCATAGGTGAGCGCCGAGCCAAAACCCTGGGCGTCCCGCTTGTTGGCCGGCACATAGAGGACACCGAGGCTTTCCTTCTCGCCTGACGAATGGTGAAGCACCGTCTCCACGCTCACCCCGTCCTCGGAAGGCTGGCAGCGCTGCGTGAAGAACAGCCCGTGCCGGATGAGCGGCGGTTTGATCGCCTCGATGATGCTGGTCAAATCCGCATATTTCGACTTGAAGTGCGGGTTGGTCGCAGCCTTGGTTGCGCCCTCGATTTCAGCGAAGGCGGCGGTCATTGCCGCAGCCAGGTTTGGATGGACGAGCGATGTGGGATCGCCCAGCTGCTCAGCGAGCGTCCTGATCTTGGTTGCCATATCAGCGATCCTTCGTCCAAACGGGCTTGCTCCAGATGGTGTCGCGGTCATCGCCCATGAGGAAAATTCCAAGGGCCATCACGAGCGCGATCGGGCCAGCGACAAGCGAAAGGCTGACAAGTCCTATCAGGCCAGCGACCGTCACCACGCCGAAATCACGCAGCGCCAGCGAGCGCAGGGCAAGAAACGCGACGATGCTTCCCGTCGCCCAGAGCAGACAAAAAGCGTTCATGTGTGACACTCCTTGAGGGGCTTATCCTGTGCTCGTGTTGCCACCTTGTTATTCTCCCTCTTTTTGGGCGTCCCCGCCTTCGGCGGCCAGGCTCTCGTGAACGGCACCAATCTGCGTTGTTGCCGCCCTTCGGGCTTCGATCCTTGACGCGATTATTATGGCGGCAATGAATATCAGCGGCGGCAGTGCGGCCAAAAGATACGGGAACCCTTGCGGCTTGAGGCCGCGCCGAGCGCACATCTCGCGGTGAGTATGGTGGGCGCAGATTAGCGCCGCCGGTCCCAATATCCCCGCTGCTCCGAACATAAACAGGAACGGGTCGCTCATGCTGCCCCCCTCGCTCCGGCGCGCAGAAATCCGGCGGGCGGCTCCCACTGCAATATCGGGCTGTCGTAGGGCAGCATGAGCGGATGCTTCGGATGCCCGCACTTGGCCGGCTCGCCTATGCAATAAAGCTGCCTGAACGCTCTCCGTTCGCCGACGAAGCCCATCCACCGCGAACGTATGCGCGGCGGCACTTTTGTGACTGGTCCCCACGCAACGACGATGCGCTCGGCCTCATTCTCCATCATATTTAGGTGCATATCGTTTAGTGGCCCGATCGGGTCGTCCACCTTGGCGAGCTCGCGCACGTCCGTTGCCCGATAGGCGAACAGGTTTCCGACGATGATCCGCCCCCAATTGTGGCGCGCGCCGAAGCCCTTCAGCTTGCGGATCGTCGCATCGTCCTGCTCCGCGTCGGCGGTGGACGGATTGACCATGATGACCACCGTGCGGCCCTCGCCGGGTCCATCGCGCTCAAGCCGATAGCGATAGCGACCGCACGGCGAGATGACTGCGGAACCACTAGCGAAGAGGCTATTCATCGCGCTCACCCGCGATAGCGATGCCACTCTGCGAAAACCGCGAAGCGGGTTGAGGCCGAAGGCTGGCAGCGCGGGCCTCGTCAGAGGCATCGCCCCAAAGCCTGTCGCACACATCTCCCACATCATGGCCGCGCAACACCTCTAACAGTCGTTGCTCTATTGGATTGGTTGGGAAGTTCATCGCACATCCTCCATGTCGTCGAGCGCATCCGCAACCGCGCGACCCAAGAAGACGATCAGCCTCACGGGCCAAATCAGCCCCATTCCCACGGCGGTCCTGAACGTCCTACCGCCGCTCATGTGCGTAGCCATTGCCGTCAAAAAGCCGACCATGAACCAAACGAGGATCAGGGCGTACAGGAGCTCGCTCATCCCACCCTCCGCTTCTTCAACAGCGGATCGAGATGCTTCAGCGGATCGGGCGCGCATGTGGTCAGCGGCTCACGCTTCGCATCAACCTCCCGGCACCATTCCAGGTATTCAGGGCTAGGCGTGTATTTGCGGGGCTTGGCTTTCGTTTCGGGTTCGGGCGGATAGTCAGCCGCACATTCATCGAAGCAGCGACCATCGCAGGAGCGCAGTCCGCAGCCGGAGCAGGGATAGGTCATTGCTCGCCTCGTGCTTGCGCGAGCGTCAGATCAATGACGGCGATCCTTTGCGCGTGGCGGTCAGCATCTTCCTCCACGAGGTCGGCGCGCAGCTTTTCCAGCGTGTCGAACATCTCCGGCGCTGCTGCGATCAGGCGGGCGTTGGCCATGTTGTCGAGCGTGTTGCACGAACACGTCGCCGGCCATTCGGTGACACGCGAGCCGTCCTCGCGGGTATAGCGTCGGCGCACCGCGACAACGCCCTCCTCCGGCGTCCGCCATGCCTCCCACGGCCCTGGCGTAAACGCGGGCGCGCTCACGACAGCCACCCGCGCAAAAGCTGAAGGCCGAAATAGACGATGCAGAACACCGCGATAGCGATGCCGGCTATGCTGGAGACGCGAAGCAGGCTCCACTCCGAAGGAGCGGCAGCGCGGGCCTCCAAAGGAGGCATCGCCCTCAAACATTCGTTGAGATCAGGCCTAGTATCAACCAAGTAGAGATAAGGGCGGGTCATGCGGACACCTGTTCGGCACGAATGGCGGCGGGCGTGTGTTCATTCAGGAACGCAAGATCGAAGGCCGCCATTGCCTCGGCGGGCGTTTTGCCGAAGCCCGCAACGCCGATCTGCAAGTCCTCTCCCAGCAGGGCACACCACATATCGCCATCTGCCGAGAGTTGAGGACGATAGAGAACGCTAGGCCGCTGCCACTCGTTGGCGACTTGGTAGAGCGCTTGCTGCGCGTGCTGGCGGAGAAAGCTGATGTCGAATTGAGAGAACGCGACATCGCGGATCGCAGAGCCAACATCGCCGTTGCTGATGCGGCTGCGAACGCCATCATAAATTGCCTGATACGTGTCGGTCATGCCGCCAACTCCTCAAAGTGACGGTCAACATCGGCCTTGCACTCATCGAGGGTGCGGCCATGGGCGAGCATTTCGCCGTCGCTATTGGGGTCGTATGCCTGCCAATCGAATTGACGCTGCGGGATCGGCGGCGAGTCCGGCCAAATCTCCAGCCCGCGATATTTCAGGGGCTCGGAGCGGGTCACGATGTCGGCGCGCAGCAAGCGCTCGCCAGCGGGCGTGATCTCAACCGCTAGATCGATGTTCTCGCTGTAGAGAAGCCCGCGCGCCTGTAGCTCGCGGATTGCGCGGGTGCGGACACGGCGGCTGCCCACGTCTGCCGATCCGGCATCACCCCGCTCAGCGGCGGCGCGAAGGACGGTCGATTGAATGCTTGTCAACGCGCTAGGGATGCCAGCTTTGCCCGAGACCGCAGGGCTCGGCTCCGAAGGAGTGGCAGCCCGGTCGGCGTTAGCCGAAGCGCCCAAATCCACTTTCGACATATCTCACATCCCCAAAACCAAAAGAGCGGAAGATCGCTCTGATGGGGGATGTTGTCCACCAATTCGGTGGCCTTGTCAACCACCAAAACAGACTAGCGGCGAAAATTTAATGCGCCGACTTTTCTACGCGCGCGCGATGGGCTATGAGAACAAAATGAGAACGCTCCACGCGGTTAGAACCATCGGGAACATTCAGCCCACAGACAGACTTATTCAGGTTAATCTGCTCGATTGCTCGGCTGTGTTGGGTGGGGGTAGTAAGGTGTCACGAGAAATGGCGGCGCTCCAGGATTACGTCGCCGACTGTGGCATATCCGCGTGGCTGAGCCGATCGGAAGCTAGGATTGCCGCCCGCGTTGCCGAGTTAGAAGCCGAAGCACAGGCCGCATCACTTGCGGATCGCGCCGAGCTTCTGGAACGTCTGCAAAGGTGGCGGACAAATCTTGCACTAGTATCGAGAGCCCTTCGACGGTCTCGCGGTCAGGCTCATCGCCTCTCGTCACGAACCGGGCGAACTCCAAAGCCACCATATCTGCGACTTGTGGACTAAGCTCGTATTGCTGCTGCTCGCCGGCAATCAGCTCGGCCGGATCCACGTCAAGCGCGGTCGCGATGCGCTCGATCCAATCCACGGTCAGCCGCCGCTCGCCCTTTTCCAGGCGCTCGATCTGCTGGCTTGAGGTGATCGGATTGCACCGCTGCGCGAGCTGGGTCCGCGATAGGCCCTTGGCCTCGCGGATGCGCCAGATGTTTTCGCTGATTCGGGTGGCCAGCATGTAGCCAAGGTGGCGGTAACTCCCGCCCGAAGCCATACGCCATTGTGGTGTTGACAAATGCATCGCATCCCGCCATTCTGGTGGTGCGATGAAGCTAGCCGATTATCTTCAGCATCATTCCATTCACCCCGCCGACTTCGCCAAAAGCATCGGGGTGAGCAGGGAAACCGTGCGCCGTTACATGGTTGGTGACCGTCGCCCGGAGCTCGAAAAGCTCCACAAGATTGCAGAGGTCACCGGCGGCGAAGTGACCGCCAACGACTTCTTCGGAATAGCCGCATAATGGGCCGCGCTCTCACAACCGGAGAGCAGCGCCAGCTCCAGCAATGGCTGGATTCGTATTGTGGGGTTCGCGGTCATGAACCGATGGCTCACGAGATAGCCGATTTCGAGGCGCGTAATTGCCTCGTTTCGCGCGGCGAAGTCCCAATGTCCGCGCAGGGCAGGAGAGAATGCCCCTCTGCCTGCCCACCCTTAACATCTCCACCCGGAATACGCTGACGATGCGTCGGGGGGACGGTCATCATAAGCGGACTAGGCTTTGCCTGAGCAGCGGCCCAGAAGCGCTCGAGGCGTATCTTTCCGAGCGGTGCTGCTGGGAAGATCGTGGCCACGCGACCCAATGCAGGATTTGGCGGGGCTTCATCAAACCAAACGGCTACGCTCAAACGACGCACCTCAGAAAAAATTGGGGCGTCCACCGGCTGATCTACACCGCAGCCTTCGGTCCGATACCGGATGGCCTCCAGATTGATCACCTCTGCGGCGTTCGCTCGTGCTGCAATCCTGCGCATTTGGAAGCGGTCACGCCCAAAGAGAATGCGCAGCGCGCCAACGCATACGAAAGAAGGGAATTCTGCCGGCGCGGGCACAGGCTCGAAGGCAATCTCTACCGCCGCAAGGAATTTGTGATGTGCGCCACATGCTTTCGCGACACTCGTCGCGCCTACCTCCGCGCCAAGGCCGAGGCCTGATCCGTGGATACTCCCGCCACAATCGCCCTCATCGGCTTTGCGCTGATCGTCGGAGCATATCTGATCTCGCGGTTGATCGGAGCAATGAGGGTGAACCGGCGACCCTCGATCTGGATTTACGGGGATGTCGTGCACTTGCCGGACGCCGCACGAATAGCGCGGGGGGAGGGGGCTAGGCGCAGCGCCCGGCTCGCACAAACTGACGACATCGCACATCGTAACGGGGCTGTTACCAAATGAGCGAGCCGCAAATCCGCGGCAAAGAGGACGAGCAGTTCCTTGCCGACCTTGGAACGGCGCTTCTGCTCATCAAGAATGAGCGCCTGCTGACCCTCGGGCAGATGGGCAGAGACCTTGGTTGCAGCGAGGACCAGGTTGCCCGCTACATCGCCGCAGAAGCCGAAATGGGCATCCTCCGCTGGCGCCGGGCGCATGAGAGGTATCCCGAGCTCGAAGCGCGAATGTCGGAAACCGTTACCGAACGCACGCTCCGCCTCAAACAACGCTCGCTGAACCTACAGGCTCCATTGCCAGAAACAAGGGCGGCTTAGTCCGATGCCGGGGGGAAATAGCCGATCACCTAGCCTGATAGCCCTTGATTCTGGGCGCGTTCCTTCGGAACCGGGCTGCGAGGCTACGCCCTCGACCGCCTGCGGCGTTCTCGCAAAGTCGCATCCCTCGCGCATAGCGATCGAGCTTCCGTTTCCCTCCGCCAAGCTGAGCGGCCACGCCAAGGGCAAATGGTGGAACACGAGCGGCATCGTCGCGAAACACCGTGAATGGGCCGCGAAGGCCACATTGGAAGCGCTGATCCCCGTTCCCGACGCAGGCGATATTCGCGTTGCCGTCACCTTTTATCCGCCTGACCGGCGCGGGGATCGGGTCAATTTCCCGAACCGAATGAAGCCCTATTGGGACGGGATCGCTGATGCGCTTGGCGTCAACGATAGTCGGTTCCTTCCCGCATTTTACTACGCCGAGCCGACCAAGGACGCGCGTGTCGTGGTGGAGATTGGCGAGTGAGCGGCGCGGCGAACAAGGCGTTTTTCCGCATCATAGAAGCGCTTCTCGAAGAGCGCCCAGACGAGTGGACCAACGACCATTATTACCTCACCAACAGCCGCGCGGGCGTCACCTTATGGATCGCGAACGCCGCCTACGGACTGGACGTTAGAATAGATGGCGCAACGATTACTCCATCGTGGTGGTGGAAGCTTCGCCTGCGCCGCGCTGTGGACAAGCATCTGGCAGCGAAGACGGTCGCGCGGCTGAAGGCGCACGTTATCGCGATAGCGGGCGAAGCCCGAAGGGCCGAGACAGGGAACACTGACTCGGCGGGAACCGCGAGCACGCGGGCCGAAGGCATCGCCCATGGCTAGCCGTGAACATCCAATCACTCCTCATAAGGACGCATACCCTCTCGAAAGACGAAGAGAGGATATGCGCCGTGAGGTTCGCAGAGCTGCCTTGGGTGGGTGGCTGCCGATGATCCGGCCAGAGTTCTTCGCATCGACTTACGGACCAGAGATTCGCCCGTGCGAGGTCGAAGCCGAGATGATGAAACATCTACAGGAGGGGTGTGACAAGTGACCGTCCTAACCATCGAGGGCCGCCGCGTCGGCACGAAGACCGAAACCTTGGGCGCACTGGCGACAGACGAGCATTACAACCACGTCGCAAACGCCACGCGCGGATCCGCGATGCTGCGCGATGCAATCTTTCTCGCGAAGGGCATCGTTCCCCTGCCCCTGAAGGACAAGCCGCTTCCGCTTCCCAAGGTCCGGTCTGAAGCGCAGAAACCTGAATCCTGCCCGCTGTGCGGCGCGCCGTCACGGCCACGGCTGATGATCTCCCACATCAAGCACACCGTCTGCGGCTACTACGGGATTGAGCTCTCGGCGATGGACTCGGCGCGGCGGGAAAAGCGGTTCACTCAACCCCGCCAGGTCGCGATGTTCCTCGCCGCCGAGATGACCCCCAACTCACTGGCGGAAATCGGCCGCCGGTTCAAGCGCGACCACACCACCGTCATCCACGCGATCAGGGCGGTGGAAGAACGAATGTATGCCGATGCCGAAGTCCTGCTCGACGTGGAAGTGCTGCGCGAAAGGCTTGAGGTGTGAGGCACCCGCTCGACATAGAATGCCCGCTTTGTGGGGCCGAACCTGGCCAGCACTGCATCGGCAAGAGCGGGCGTGAGCGCAAGGCATTTCACCGAGCTCGCGGCACGCGCCGAAAGGCCCCGCACCCAATCTACTATCGCGTCCCCGTCCGCACGGAGAGCCCGATCGAGAAGATTCTGGTCGGCGCGCTTATGGAGTGGATAGCGTTCAATGAAATCGAAACAGCTGAGGTCAAGACCCAGGTGGATATTGGGCCTTACCGAGCGGACATCCTGATAAGCGAGGCCGGCAGGAAGCTGGTCGTTGAATGCGACGGCGCCGAGTTCCACGCGATCAGCAAGGAACAGGTCGAGCGGGATAAGCGCCGCGATCGATACTGCGCCGCGCAGGGCATCTGCGTTATGCGGTTTTGCGGGTCCGAGATCAATCGAGACCCGCGCGGTTGTGCGGCGGAAATCGGCCGCTGGATAAAGCTGCGGTGAGCTCTCGCCCGTGGCTCAAATGGTATCCTGGAGATTGGCGCGCCGATCCGCTGCTGCGGTCGTGCGATCCGATCTCCCGGTATGTGTGGATGGAGATGATTGGCCTCATGCACGAGGCGGAACCCTACGGGCATCTCGTCCTCGCTGGTCGCGCGATGGACTATAAAACTCTGTCGCGAGTGATCGGCGTTGACGAGGGCGACGTTAAGCGGGCCGTCAAGGAGCTTGAGAGCCGCGCCGTTTTCAGCCGCACCGATAGCGGAGTGATTTTCTCCCGGCGCATGATCCGGGACGAAAAACGCCGCGAAACGCTCCAGGAAAACGGGCGTCAAGGCGGAAACCCCCGCCTTAAAAAACAAGGGGTTGGGGGTGGTTTGGTTAAGCAAGAGCCCAACCAAGAGGATAAGCCCCAGATACCAGAAGCCAGAAAGAGTTCCGAAGCTAACGCTTCGGGCTGCGCCGACCCCGTGAAACAGGTTTTCGATCTCGGTGTCGCGATCCTGACAAGCAACGGCACGGCGGAGAGGCAAGCAAGGTCGCTGATCGGCAAATGGTGCAAGTCGAAGGGCGAGGCCGAAGTGCTGCAAGCGCTGCTGGACGCTCGATCGAAGGCCAGCCCGCTCGAATGGATCGAGGCCAGGCTGAGATCGGCCAAATGGGTCTCTGCGAGCGGCTACGAATACCGAGGGACTGACGAGCAAGTGATGCGCGAAGCCGAGCGAAGGCACGACATGACCACCTATTGGGCGGTCAAGGCCAAACTGGCGCGGGCAGCATAGGTGGGAAGGGGGGAATAATGGGTAAGCCCCAACACAAAGACGACGAATGGGTCAAGCGCGTGGTCTCCATGTCCTACCGCTACGGCTGGGTCGTCATCGAGGGAGAGAGGGTCGCTGGATACAGCGTTGGGATCACTGAGTCGGGGAGGGCTCGATGTATCAAGGAAGGATCACTGACGAGCCTGTAAGGCCGGTCGGCCGAGGTTCGGAAAGACGCGCCAGAGTTCTGGGCTATCGCGCAGTCCAGGTGCTCGCCTATATCAACCAGATCCTCGGGCAGGAAGGCCGCGCCCCGAGCTACGGGATGATCTGCGACGAGTTCGGGATTGATCGTGGCAATCTTCACCGGCTGATCGTCAGCCTTGAGAAGCGCGGGCTGCTGTGCCGCGTCGGCTCGGGGAGAGTGAGAAGGATCAGGCTGTCATGACTGAGCGACACAAAGACGGCGTTGATGAGCTTTGGCCGACCGTGCTCGCGGATGATTGGCGCGAGGCAATGGCGCTGGGCGGCGAGCGGATCACATATCGCTGCCCAGATGGCATTACGATTACGTTCGGGAAAGCCGTTTGGATTGGCGGCAAGAAACCGACGCAGCGCTAATGCACAACTTTAGTGAGCTCCAATATGTGCGACAACCAATCTCATGGCCGGGGGGTCCGACGAGCAGACCGCGCAAAAACACAATGCGCTGGAGAGTGACGGCCTAGCTCGGGCGTCCTCCGGCCAGACCGCGCGCTAAATGGCGGTTCTGGAAAACACGCGGCACGAGCTGTTCGCCCAGGCAATAGCGAAAGGCTCATCTCAGCGCGAAGCCTATCTCAACGCTGGTTACGACGTGAAGCCCGAAGTCGCCGATGCGGCAGCCTCTCGCCTGTTAAGCGATGTTAGGGTGGAATCGCGGGTAGCCGAACTTCTCGAATTGGCGGCGACCGAAACCGAAAAGACAATCACCGACATCGTGAAGATGCTCGAAGAAGACCGAGCAATGGCGCGGGATCTGAAGCAGCCAAGCGCCGCAATCACAGCCGCAATGGGCATCGCCAAGGTTCTCGGCCTGATCGTCGATAAGAACGAACTCACCGGGAAGAATGGCGGCCCGATCGAAACCGCCGACGTAACGCAGGACGCGGAGCGTGTCGCGGGATTGATTAGCGAGCTCGCCCGCCGGACTTCTGACGGACCAACGCTCCAGTGACTTCGCCGGCAATCAGTTTGGCGCGCCTGCCAGAGGACGAACGCGCGGCAAAGCTCGCATCGCTCAATCAGCGTCAACTCGCCTCGCTTCGGTGGAACTGGCGCTTCTGGGCGCGCGAGGATCAGCTTGAGCCTGATGGCGATTGGCTCGTGTGGCTGCTGCTTGCCGGACGCGGGTTTGGAAAGACACGCACGCTTTCGGAGCTGGTTCGCGGCTGGGCCTGTGGTGGAACGCCGCTGCAAAGGGGGCGCTATGGACGCATTGCCCTAGTTGCCGAAACCGCCGCCGATGCTCGCGACGTGATTGTCGAAGGTGAGAGCGGCATCCTTGCGGTTCACCCGAAAGACTTTCGCCCAATTTATGAGCCCTCAAAGCGCAGGCTGACCTGGCCGAACGGCGCGATTGCAACTCTATTCAACGCGACCGAGCCGGACCAGCTTCGCGGCCCGCAGCACGACGCTGCCGCCTGTGATGAACTGGCGAAATGGCGCGAGGCCGACGACACCTGGGCGAACCTGATGCTGGGCTTGAGGCTCGGAACTGCGCCGCGCTGCGTCGTTGCGACAACGCCGAGACCGATTGCGCTGCTGCGTAAACTTATTGCGGATCCACGGACAATCACGACGCGGGGCAAGACCGCTGACAATGCGGTGAACCTCGCTGAGCCGTTCTTGCGGACGGTGACTGAGCGTTATGGCGGGACGCGGCTTGGTCGGCAGGAACTCGAAGGCGAGATGCTCGACGACTTGCCCGGCGCTTTGTGGCGTCGCTCGTGGCTTGATGAAGGGCGGAGGATTGCGCCGGAGACGCTCGACCGCGTGGTCGTGGCGATCGATCCCGCAGCAACCTCGGGCGAAGGCGCCGATGAAACCGGAATCATCTGTGCCGGCGTTGCCGAGGACGCTGACCGGATCAGGCGCGGTTATGTCCTCGAAGATGCGAGCGTTCGCGGAAGCCCCGAGGAATGGGCGCGCGCTGCGGTTTCGTGCTTCGACAAATGGAACGCCGATCGGATCGTTGCCGAGGCCAACAACGGCGGCGAGATGATCCAGACGGTGCTCAAGACCGTCAGGCCGAACCTTCCCGTTGAACTGGTCCACGCATCGCGCGGCAAGGCGGTTCGCGCCGAGCCCATCTCGGCATTGTTCGAGCAGGGCCGCGTTCACTTGGCCGGCGGATTTCCCGAGCTTGAGGATCAGCTGTGCTGCTTCACGCCGTGGCTCGACCGCTCGAAGGGTTCGCCTGATCGGGCCGATGCAATGGTGTGGGCGCTCTCGGCGCTGTTCGACCGGATGAACGCCAAGCCGATCCAACCGGTGCCGCCGCAGCGCCGCTATCAAGGACAGGGCGGGTGGATGCGATGAGATACGTTGTTGGCCGCATTCGTGGCGCGAAGCCGCTCTATGTCGAAACCCCGCTGTGGGACGATTGCTCACCGCTTACGCCCAGCTTGACCGTGGATGACCACGAGGCCGCTGACACTGGCCTGATTACCGTGTCCGGCGAGCCAATCTTCCGCCTTCCTGACGAGATGGGCTTCCATCGGGCGGGCAAGCGATGAGCGACTTCGCCAAAGAAGTCCGCGAGCTGATGCACAACGCGGAAGAGGCGGATCGCGAGAACCGCGAGGAAGCTGTTATCGACCTCAAGTTCGAGGCCGGTTTCGATTGGAACGAAAGCCTTCGCAGGGATCGCGAGTCCAAAGACCTGCCGTGCATCTCGGTCAACACCGCCCAGCAATACACAGCCCTTGTCGTCGGTGACTGGCGGGCGAACGAGACCTCGATCAAAGTCCTGCCGCGCGAGGACGGGGATTCGACCGTCGCCCAGGTCAGGACCGAGCTCATCCGCTCGATCGAGCTTCAGTCCAAGGCGAGCCGGATTTACGCCTCCTCGCTGGGACAGATGGCCGCGTGCGGGATCAGCAACTTCCGCGTGTCGGTCGAAGAGGCGATCGACAACCCGTTCCTGCGCGACATATTCATCCGCGACATTCCCAACCCACTGGCGGTGTGGTGGGATCCTTTATCGCACGATCCGACCGGGCGCGATGCAACCTATTGCTTCGTCGGCGATGAGCTGAGCGTTGATGAATACCGCAGGCTCTACAAAGACGCTGCATTGCCCAGCCTCATCAACCGCGAGTGCGGCCCGAGCTGGAGCGACAACAAGATCGTCCACGTTCCCGAATATTGGAAGATCGAGGAACGCCCGCGCACTTTCGGAATGACGATCACCGGCAAGGTCGTTGACCTGACCGACATTCCGCGCCGCAAATGGCCGCAGCTGGCAATCGACAGCGACACCAAGCAGCCGATCGTCCGCGAGAAGGTCAAGTGCAAATACGCGGTGATGGTGCTGACCAACGGCATGGAGCCGCTGACCGATCCTTACGAGGCGAAGCTGCCGAGGCTGCCCGTTATTCGCGTCATGGGCCGCGAGGGACTGAACGAGGGCAAACGGGTCCGGTTCGGGCTCATCCGCTTCATGCGCGATTCGATCCTGATGCGGAACCACAACCGCTCGATCCGCGCCGAACTGCTGGCGAAATTCCCGAGGGTCAACTTCATCGGCCCGATGTCGGCAATCGAGGGACTTCAGGGCGATTGGTCAAGCTATCTCGGCTTCAACGACGGCGCGCAAATGCCGACCGAGGTTACTGGCCGGAACCTCGCAGCGCTGATCGCCGAGGACCAGATTTACACCCAGGATTTGCGCGATGTGACGGGCATCCACGAAGCCTCGATGGGAATGCCGTCCAACGAGACATCTGGCGTGGCGATCCGCGCCCGCCAGCAAGAGGGTGATGTCGCAACCCTCGTTTATCACGACAACATGCTCGCTGCCCAGCAGGAGGCGGGCGAGGTCATCAACGCCTACATTCCAACGGTGTTCGATACGACGCGGACGCTCCGCACGGTCGGGCCTGACCTTGGCGTCAAGATGGTCAAGATCAATGATCCCAATGACCCGCAAGCTGTGGACCTGGGCCTTGGCACCTACGATGTGACGGTCTCGACCGGGCCCGCCTACGCGACGCGGCGGCAGGAGGCGGCAGCACAGCTCATGGACCTCGCCTCTAAGTCGCCGCAGATCATCGAGGTTGCCGCCGACCTCATTGTTGGCGAGCTCGACCTCATCAACGGCGACAAGCTCCAGGAGCGCCTGAAACGGGCGATGAACCCTGCGGTGCTTGGTGATGATGCCGACGACGACAAATCGCCCGAGGAAAAGCAGGCAGACGCCGAGAAGGCACAGCAGGCCCAGCAAATGCAGGAAATGGGCATGATGCTGGAGATGCGCGCCAAGAAGGCCGACGTTGACCTGAAGGAAGCGCAAGCGGCGAAGGCTATGGCGGAAGCGCAGGCCGCTGGTCAGGGACAGGCGCCGCCCGATCCGATGATCGCGATGCAAGAGCTTCGCCTGAAAGCCGCGCAGGCCGACCAAGCGGAAGCAAACGCGGCCAAGGCGCAGGCGGAAGCAATGGTTGCCGCAGGCGGGCTTAACGGAACGTCAGACCCGGAGGCGATGCAGCGCCTTCAGATCGAAGCCTACAACGCAATCACCAAGCGCATCATTGCGCTCAACCCGCACATCACTGCGGCGACCCAACCACCCGCAGAGGACATTGCGGCATGAGCGAGCCAGCCAAAAGGCGCGGCTCTCGCACAGTCGCGAACCTAAATTGCGACCGCATTTTACAGCTTGCTGTCCAGCACGACGAACTGTGGGCGCTCACCGAAAAGGACGGGCTTCGGCTTTGGGAGCGAGTCCCCAATAACACAGGAGTTGAGGCATGACAGAGCGCAGCGCTGCCGACGAAGAGATCATGCGCCTTGCCACGGCAAGCGATGATGACACGCCCGAGGCGAAATCGCCGGAGCCAAAGGGCGATGACGAACCGCTAGAGCTTGGCGGCGATGATGCGCCCGAGCTGACCGACGACCAAAAGGCCGAGCTGGCCGAAAAAGAGGCAGCGAAGAAGCATAACCACCGTTCGCCGCTCAAGCGCATCGACATCCTGACCGCTCGCTTGAGAGAGGCCGAACGCGAGGCGGCCGAGCTTCGCACCCGCGTTGCTCCACAGACGAAAGCGGACGATGATCCGGCCCCCGACGCATACGCCAAGAACGAGGACGGTTCCGACAAATACGAGTTCGGCGAGGCTGACCCGCAGTTCATCCGCGACTTTGCCGGCCATGCCGCCCGGACCGCGATCAAGGAAGAGCGCGCCAAGGCAAGGGAGAGCGACGAAGCCAACGCCCAGAAGCAGGAACTCGTCACCAAAATCCAGGATGGCATGTCGAACATCGAGAAGGCGGGGACCGAGAAATATCCCGACTTCGAGGAGAA